CGAGAGGAGAAAGAAAGGAAAAGGAAGGAGGAACGGGAGGAGAAAGAAAGGTGGCGTGAAGAAACACGTCGTGCCTATGATCGGCAGTGGGAGTTCAAAGCGGCGGAGCGCGAGTCGAAAGAACGAATCGCGAAAGGAGCGCAGGATGTACACGTAAATGTTGAAATTTAACTTAAGTTAAAAGTTAGCCATGCTCATTAGTAAAATGAAATTTTATCCCGATGAAGAAGAAAACCCTGAGTATTGGTGGGACGTCGATTTGGATGATGTGCGCTACGAAGTTTATAGTATAGAAAAAGATGAGGATGATCCATATAATCAATATAGAGAGTGGGAAGGTAAAGTTTCGAGAGAAAACAAGGTTGCATCTTTCAGGTTTGTTCATCATTACACGAATGATGGTGACGCGGAACTGGAAGATATTAATGGAGACTTTCCAGAAGATCTACATGATACTCTCTTCGAATTTCTTGTTAAGGAACTTATCGAAGATTACGATAGTTCCTGTGAAACCTAAGTTAGAGAATAGATGTGTAATAAAATAAAAAAAATCATGGAGAGCGTTGAGAAACTCACGCATATAGAGCATGTGCTTAAACGCCCCGACTCATATGTCGGTCCAACTGATTTAAGTTCGGAATCCTATTGGGTTCTTAACGGTCAGAAATTTGAAAAGAAGAGTACCAAGTATTCACCTGGTTTACTCAAGATTTTTGATGAGATCCTCGTTAATGCCATCGATCGCAACTCACTCCATCCTAAAAATACCAGCTCAATAGCTGTATCTATAGATAAAATATCGGGTTCCATAACCATTGAAAACAATGGTCCACTGGGTGGAATCTCTGTTAAAATGCACGAAAAGGAAGGAATCTGGAACCCAGAACTCGTTTTTGGACATCTTCTCACGAGTACAAATTACGATGATAATCAAAAGCGGATTGTCGGAGGTAGGAATGGTTACGGAGCTAAACTCACGAACATTTACTCTTCAGAGTTCTCAATCATCGTAAAAGACCACGAAACAAAGCAGACATACACACAAAAGTGGTCGGATAACATGTCAGTGTGTGAACCCCCAAAAATCAAAAAACATTCGGGTACCACATCATCCGTGTCCGTAACATTTATCCCTGACTGGAAACGGTTTGGAATGACCAAGATGGATTTCAACATCTACAAAATCTTCGAAAAGCGTATTTGGGACGCTAATATCTGTACGACACCCAACTGCAAAGTCAAGTTCAACGGTGAAGCTCTCCCCAAACAAAGCTTCGAGGCCTACGCCAAAATGCATGAAGGGGTAGAGAATGTACACTGCGCAACAACCGATCGCTGGTCTGTCTGTATCGGTCCATCTGAAGATGGTATGCAACAGGTATCCTTTGTAAACGGTATCTGTACCAGTAAGGGTGGAACTCACGTCGATCACGCTGCCTCACTGGTCGCTGCGGGGATCATCGAAGAGATGGCAAAGAAAATTAAACTCAAGCCTCAACAGGTCAAAAACACTTTCTCTATCTTTGTGAAAACAACCCTCGAGAACCCCACTTTCTCGAGTCAGGTCAAGTCTGAGTGTACACTCAAGGCACAAGACTTTGGCTCTAAGTTTGAGATGCCTAAAACCTTCGTAAAAAACGTCTTGAAGACGGGCGTTTCAGATGAACTCACGGCTCTCTCAAAGTTCAAGGAGATGAAGGAACTCGCGAAAACCGATGGTGGGGCTCGCAAGAGTAAAATTACAGGTATTCCCAAGCTCGATGATGCCAACAAGGCGGGAACAGCTCAATCTGGAAAGTGTACACTCATCGTCACAGAGGGTGATTCAGCAAAGACCCTCGCAGTCGCTGGTCTCTCAGTTGTTGGTCGTGATCACTACGGAGTCTTTCCTCTAAGAGGGAAGTGTAAGAATGTTAGAGATGCATCCGGTTCGCAACTTACAGGAAATCAAGAGTTCAACGACCTGAAGAAGATCCTTGGTCTCCAACAAGGCAAGGAATACACCGATGTTTCTGAGCTTCGATACGGGCGATTGATGATCATGACTGACGCTGATAATGATGGTTCACATATCAAGGGTCTAATTCTCAATATGATTCATGCGTTTTGGCCCAGTCTCCTCAAATTGGGCTTTGTGGTGTCGATGGTCACGCCGATCATTAAAGCCATGAAAGCTTCTCAGTCTAAATCGTTCTATACAGATTCCGCATTTCGTACATGGTACGGGGATGGTCAACCGGGTTGGAGGATCAAATACTATAAGGGTCTCGGTACTTCAACTTCTGTGGAGGCTCGAGAATATTTCAAAATTATCCAAGATCTCACCGTTAAATTTAACGTTGATGTAATGACGGATGATTCTGTGGTACTCGCGTTCGATAAAAAGAAGGCCGACGATCGTAAGACGTGGCTTCTTGAAAGTACCGCGAAAGAAGCAAAAGATCTCGAAGTACCTTATGGTAAGATAAAGCAGCTGGAAATTACCGACTTTATTCATAAGGATCTGGTAAACTTCTCGTTGGCGGATTTGAAACGTTCTATCGCACATATGGCAGATGGACTCAAACCGTCTCAACGAAAGGTTATGTATTCTTGTTTTCAAAAGAACCTTAAGGATGAAATGAAGGTTGCGCAATTGGCTGCATTTGTGGCTGAAAAGTCTGCTTATCATCACGGTGAAGTAAGTTTGGCCGATACTATTGTCAAACTGGCAAACGACTACACGGGCTCTAATAATATTAATCTTTTGGAGCCGTGTGGACAGTTTGGGACCCGATTGATGGGAGGTAAGGATGCATCTCAGACCCGTTATATCTTTACGAAGTTGTCGAAGGAAACTCGAAATATCTTCGATCAAAAGGATGACGCGATACTCACATACCTCGACGACGATGGACGAGCGATTGAGCCTGAGCATTATATGCCTGTTTTACCTATGGTACTCGTGAACGGAACTGAAGGAATTGGAACAGGTTTCAGTTGCTACGTTCCACCCTTCAATCCAGAAGATATCAAGGCAAATATCCTCAACTTTACAAATGGTAGAGATATGAAAAAAATGAAACCCTGGTTTCGGGGGTTTACTGGATCTATATTGGAACAGGATGATGATTCGTGGATCGCACAAGGTGTATGGAAAAGTATTGGGAGGATCGTTAAGGTAACCGATCTCCCCCCGGGTCGATGGACCCAAGATTACAAGGAACATCTCGATACTCTCGTTGAAAAGAAAATCATCAGTGGTTTCACAAATAACAGCACAACAGAGAACGTTGATTTTATCATCCAAGATTATAACGGCAAAGACGCTGTGAAAGATCTCAAGCTGCAAAAGACTATCAGATGCTCAAACATGCATTTGTTTCACCCCACAAAGGGTATCTGTAAATACGATACACCTGAACAAATTTTGGTTGATTTTATTAAACTTCGTATGGAACATTACAAGAAACGTAAGGCTCATCTCATCGACACGACCAAGAAGAAGGCTGAACTCTGTTCTCACCGAGCACGCTTTGTTAAAATGGTAATTGATGGTGATATAGTTGTATTTAAACGGAAAAAGCAAGATCTAGAAAATGAAATCAGTCGAGTGTTTCCGATGGTTGACAATTCGTACGATTACCTGCTACACATTAAGACCATCGAATACACGGAGGAGAGAGTCGCCGCTCTATTCGGTGAATGGAACAAACTCAGAGAAGAAATTTGCTTAATTGAAGCTACTGGTTATTTTGAAATGTGGGAAACTGATATTAAAAAATTGTAGACAATAGATAAGTATGGACGTGCAGGGACCCGATCCAGGCGCCACCCTAGCTCTCAATGCTATTGGGAAACAGGATACGTACCTACTAAATGATGATCCTAGATATTCACCTTTTAAATATTCATACGATAGACATTCAAATTTTACAAAGTTTCATAGATCGACTACAATTTCTAAACCTAACGACGCGCAAGCTAATTGGCCTTTCGGTGAATCTATAAAGGTCACGTTAAACCCTCGTAATATGGGAGATCTTTTGAGTAATATGTATATTTCTGTTAAATTTCCCGGATTGGCAAGTGCTGGTTTTTATTTAGCAGATCAATTAGGGAGACATTTAATTAAATCCGTTACAATGCGTGTAGACGAGTTGGAAGTCGAGACGTATTATGACGATTGGGGTATTATTTATGATCAGATGTATTTGGACGCATCTGAAAAACGTACAAAACGTTTTCTTATAAATAGAAATCTTGCCGAAGATACGTCTATATTAAACCACACCGCGCTTGATCAGAAAGATTCGGATATATTAATTCCTATACCTTTATTTTTTTCTAGAAAATATGAAGGAGATGAATACGATAGTAATAAACCCAATCGCCCTTATTTCCCAACGTGTGGGGTACATAAGCAAAAAATAGAATTTGAAATAAAGTTTCGTCCAAAAACGTTTTTTACGAATTCTAGTCCAGAGAATATAACACTAAATAGTTTTGATCTTATAACTGAAGAAATGACCGTATCTGATGAAGAACGTATATTTTTATCAAAACGAAAACAGGTTTTCGTGACGGATATAGTCAAACGCCACCCCGTAGAAGAAACGGAAGTAGGTAGTAAAGTAGTGAGATTACAACTCGTTCCAAATATACCTGTAAAAACCCTATTCTGGTTTTTACGTGACAAAGACTACGAGAATGAAACCGTAGCTGGAGGTGGAACTCAACTGGCTGACCAGGCAGCCGCTAACATGCACAACAGGTACAATTTTTCTACGACCACTTTGTTTAACGCAACTGGAACTCCCATAGATACACATAATTATCCTATCATCGATAGCGCTAAAATTTTCATTAACGGTGAAGATTTACCAAATTTACCAAGAGTTGATCATACGTATTATAAATACGTTGTTCCTTATAATAATAGGTTGTCGCGAACGGAGAGAAATATATACACATATTCCTTCGCGATGAATCCGATTAATGTGGAGCCATCGGGAAGTTTGGATTTCAGTCAGTTAAAGTCGGAAAGAACGGTACTAGAAATTAATTTAAAAACGGGGTTAACTAAGACTTACGTCGTCAATTTATATTACGTTGGGTACCAAACGTATACATTCGAAGGTGGATTCATGTCACTTGCTTATTAGATAGTATGTATTTGTGATCTTGTATATATTCCACAATTTTATTCTTAATACACCACCGGATAAAATTCAACTGTGCTACAGTCGTATGAATTTTATCATGTGATTCGGGAACGGTGTAAATAATCTTTTGAGATCTACAAAATGGATCAAAAAGTTTTTTACTATACCCATCTAGACTAGACTTATAGGCACAATGGACACTGAATAGTTTGCCATCATTGGTCGTATATGATAAGTTATTCTTTTTAGAATAATTTGTTATGAACCATTCCAAATTTCGAAGTGATATGCCACCACTTTTATCTAGTAATTCTTTTAGTGTACTTCTATTTTCAGAATTTGTGTAAAATGTATTTATAGAACTTAATAATATATCTGATTTATTCATTTCTATTAAGAGGGTTCCTCTTTCTAAGCCTCTTTTCTTGTTCCTCTCTACAATATAAACATTCTGGATTATTTTCCCAAAGTTCACATATACAACTCGTATTAGGTTGCATATTTATCTGAATGGGTTCGGCAGGTTTAGTCTGTTTCTTATGCATTCCACAATAAAGTTCCCCATCTGAAACCTTTTTTGTACATAGTTCATTTGTACCCACACAAGTTCCTATACAATACCCATTTTCACCTAACAATCTATATCTACAAGTTCCGGGAGTTAGGCCTATTGGAAAAGTATCGCACATTTTCTTAATGGTTCTCAATTCTGCGCGATATTCGGCATCTTTTACCATGTCCTTACATGCGGCGATTACCTTCTTCTCGCCTACTTCCATATAATATCATGGATTCTTTTTTTTAAATATATCTGCGATGAGAACCTGTTTTTCAGCTTTGGAATTTTTCCTGATAACCTTTTTCTTTTCCTTCTCTCTGGATAATAACTCTCCAAATATCTCAACTTTGACGTCTTCATACAGGGGGTCTAACAGGTCGCAAACCGGGTTTAAAAATTTATTTATGAAATAGTACGAATAATCTATAGGTAGTTTATTTTCCTCCGCATATTTTGGATCTTCAGCCTTCTCAAAAGCTCTCGCTTTGGGATCACCCGTGTCTAGTAATACATACGGAACTCTATCACCTGAACGTGGTTCTGACCCGGGTCGTCTGTTTCGCATTTTGGTGACGACGCGTACGTGTGCCATACTGACATCTTCACTTGTATATGGAATATGATCCTTTTCAGTCTTAGTCACAGGTACATTAAAACCTTTTACCTTATACGTATCGGAAAGAGATTGACTGAGAATAAGTTTTTCCATAGGAACGTTTCCTTCTAGGAGTTCAACGGCTCTCGTTCTCGCCAAAGCCTTGGGTCCAGATGTGTCTGAACTCTCTAGAATTCCATCCAAAAGTTCTTTGCATACTTCTCTCATGTGTGGTGTATTATCTCGACGCACGAGCTGAAGTCCCTTTACATCGATATAATCCATGTTCATGTTTCCATCTTTACCCTTCGTCCAAAGCTTAGCGGCATACCTTTTCTTACTATACAGGAAATAAGGGCAATATACCTTCTCAAGCTCGAGGTTATTCGGAGCTTTGAATAGCTTTGTGCATTCAGCCGCAGCGCGCTCACCGAGTTCCCAACTATATTCGATAGCTTCTTTCCCTGTTTTACCTTGGACATCAAACTCGATCATAACAGAATCTGTATCACCATAACGCACTTTAGATCCTGGAAAATGCTTTTCAACGTATTCCTTCGTGTCATCAATCATCTTTCGACCTTTCATCGTCACGGTAGAAGCTATAGCCACACACGGAAGCATTCCGCGAGAAGCTCCAGTAAAACCATAGACAGAGTTCATACTGATTTTGTACGCCAGCTGTTTACCATTGTACATGTGCTGAAGGTTTCCCGTAGATTGTGCCATATCCCTTTTAGCTTGCTTTCTGAAAGATTTAAGCTCTGAAAGAATAGTTGGAAGTACACTGGGAATACCCTGGGCGAAGGTATGATTCCCGAAGGTTTCATATTCGATACCAGGTATGTTTTTATACTTAGGATCTAGTACTAACGATGAATAACATACATTATGTGCCATCATAATAGAAGGATACAGACCTTCAAAATCCAAAGCGGTTATGGGTGTATAATACGCACCGGATTGCGCTTCCAGAACTGTTGCCCCTTCATAACCAGTTGTATCCGTGTGCCCGTATTCAAAAGTTGGAACCTTGAATCCGAGCTCACGTGCCTTTTTAGTCAATTGACTGAATACCTTAATTTGTTGACCGCGTTCCACGAGATAATTCAATGGAACCCAAGTTGCTTTAGCCATCTCCAACAGATTAACAAAAGTACACAAACGTTGTATGAGTCTATGAGGCAGAAGAGTATCCTTGATACAATACTCCGCAACCTCTCGCAGTTTAACCGGGTCTTCTTCTTCGAATCGTCTAAACATTTCTTTGGGAGACATGTCGATCTTTTTGTCTCCCAGGTACAGCTTCGATACGTTATCGAGTTTATATGAATCTAACTTGTATTCGCGTTTAACTTCATGGAAAAGATCAAATATAAATCTTCCAGGCATATTCACGAGTGTGAGTTCGTTATCACCGAGCGCACTCGAAGAAAGCTTTTTACGAGTTAAATTACACGTAAAATTGGAGAGCTTACTGAGTTGATAAAACTTTGGAGGACATTTGGTATACAACGCTCGTTTCATTATATAGTTTAAATCAAACCCAAAGATATTCCATCCAGTTATGACGTCCACGTCGTGAAACGATAAATACTCAGAAAATGCGACGAGCATATCACGTTCCGTGTCAAAACTCTTGATGGTACACTCAGGTAAATTCAAATCCGTGGTCTTGTAGCATAAACAAGTCTTATCGTATACATCTTCCGACCCAAACTTTAAAAGGGATATGGCGATTTGAAAACACGCATCACCAGGTACTCCAGGATCCGGAAACTTTCCAGTAGAGCTATAACACTCAATATCAACAGAAGCCACCACAAAGGGTGCAGTTTCCGTAGTTTCGTGCGGCTTTAGATCTTTCCAATTCTTACAGAATAAGTCTACATCGACTTTCGCGTGATGACCCCGTGTACATACATCACTCGTGTCAACCCATCCAGTAGATTGTATACCGGTGCGATGCATGAGTCTTAATACAGGATCTAAATTAGCTTCATATACGAAAGTAAGAGATAGATCTCTCGTCTTCACACGTTTCATAAACTTAATAGCGTAATTACTCACAGAACGCCTCTGTTTAAGGTTATTGCAGTGTACTTGAAGAAAAATATATTCTTCCCCATTTTGAAATCCCCAGATATCTTTAGCTTTCACCAAGTCCATCTTAACAATTTCTTCAGAAAACATCTTATCTAGCGACTTTCTAACATGTCCCACGTCCACATCTGAAGGAATCTTTACAAAAAAATACGGATTGAACGTCGTGGATACACATACAGACTTGCCTTCGATCGTTTTACCAAACAGGCGGATGTAATGTTCGTCATCTTCATCTCGAGAATCCCAGGTCAACACTTGAAAGATCACCATCTTATTTCGTTATAGATCTAAATTTTTAATATCATATATTAATAAATGTCTGCTGCGTTGGTCGATCTTGTATCCAAGGGTGCCCAAGATGTGTACATCACAGGGGACCCCGAAGTATCATTTTTCCGTCAAAATTTCCGACGCCATACAAATTTTGCGATCAAGCCCGAACGTGTCGATTACATCGGTCAGTTCAATGGTGGTGCCGAAGTCACCATCCCCATCAAGTCCAAGGGTGATCTCTTGAGCTACGTCTGGATTGAGGCTCCAGATATTCAAACTGCATTAGGTAACGATGGCCTTTTTGCAACTGATGGATCTGCTACCGAATTTACCCTTCTTATAGGTGGTCAGCAGGTCTGCAAACTCGATTCTTTATTTATCCAGGGTGTTCACAACGTTTTATATAACGATACCTCGGCTAAGGCTTCGTGCGCCGTGACTACTTCGGTAGCGTCTGCGAATGCTAAATCAGCTATTGGATCGAGGGTTGGTTCCGATTATTTCGTTATCCCTTTCTTCTTCAGTGAAGATTGGACCAAGGCTTTGCCTTTGGTTGCTATGCAGTATCACGAGGTAGAAATACGAATTAAGTGTAGGTCTGGATTAGGTCCAAGTGGTAATGGTTTTGGTGCGACACCCAAGGTATACGCCAATTACGTCTACCTCGATACGGATGAGCGCAATAGGCTGCTCAGCACCGAACAGGAAATTCTTATAACTCAGACGCAACACCAAATCATGGATACCAGCAGTTCTGGTACCGTCGATGTTGATCTCACATATTTCAATCACCCTTCCAAGGCTATCCACCTCATATCATCAGCCGCTGATGGTACGGCTTGGGATAACGAACTCAAGTTCGATTCCGCAACACTCTACATTAACGGTCAACCCCTTTTCGAAGACATGTCCGATACGTACCATCATAACGTCGTACCCGAAATGCACTGCACCGTCTTACCTTCCGGTGTTATTGACAGTGTTCCTCTTTTCACATGGCCTTTCTGTATCAAACTAAACGGCTCCCAGCCCAGTGGTAGCTTAAACTTTTCTAGGGTTGATAATTCGAAACTCGTATTAAAGAACCTCACCGTTGGCGTAACTCCAAACATGCTACGTGTGTATACAGTAAACTACAACATTCTCAGGGTGAAGAATGGTCTAGCAGGTGTAGCGTTTGGTAATTAATTAATTTTATATTTATCCAGAAGAACCAAATCCACGGGTTCCTCTCTGTGTATCCTTTATTTCTTCAACTTCATCGATCAAAGGTGTTTCACACTTCTCTAAGATGAGCTGCGCAATACGATCACCCTTTTTAATTTCGAACTTTTCACTTCCATGATTAAAAAGGATAACCTTCAATTCACCAGTGTAATCAGGGTCAATAACACCCGCACCAGTTTGTACGCCATGTTTTACAGCGAGACCGGAACGGGGTGCGATACGTCCGTATACACCCATAGGAATAGTCGCTGCAATTCCCGTGCATACTATACCACGTTGGTACGGAAGAATGTGCATATCTTCGATGCTATACAGATCATATCCAACAGATCCAGGAGATGCGCGCGTAGGAATTAGCGCGTGCTCAGAAAGCTTTTTAATGAGTAGCTTCATATATCTATAATATGACGTATTTCTTTATGTTTGTAAAGATTCTATAATCTTTTTCGTCTTATCGTACAAACGTTCGTTATACCTTTTCGTAAATCCCTTTTTAAGAAAACCTTCCTCGACGACCGAAGTTTTACGCGAATCAAGAATCTCGAGTCGGTCTTTTAGAAAACATAAAAACTTAAATGGTTCATTATTCGACTTGTATCGAACTTTTTCAGTATCCATAGCTTTCATAGCTGCTTTATTACGTGATTCTGAATACATCTGTTCACGACCTTCATATGACATGCGCGTAGTGGATTCTTCCTTCTTTTGATTCATCTTTATTTATATGACATCACCTCTTTATACACTATTATGGAAAGAATTTGCGATCCTTCTAGCTTCTTGATCCACATATTCATTATCTGGGTCTCCGTTATGTGCTTTAACCCAAATCCAGTCTATATTATCGAATAATTTTGACACGGAATCCATCTGTACCCAAAGTTCTTTATTCTTAACATCGGATCCCGACGATGTTTTCCAATTATTTAATTTCCATTTATGAATCCAACTTTTGATACCGTTACGAACGTAAAAGCTATCCGTGTACACAGCCACATCACGAATTCCACATTTATAAGATTTACGCAAACCTTCTATTACGGCTGTCATTTCCATGATATTATTAGTAGTTTTAGGTGATCCACCGGTAATTTCAAAAAATCCTAGACACTTAGCTGCCCACCCACCCCTCCCGGGATTACCGAGACAACTACCATCTGTATACAATCTGTTATTCATTTTATTAAATATAGAATGTTTTCTTTAAGATTCGTCGTATAGTATCGACATATCAGCTTTAACATCGAGCATATCCTCCACGTCAGCTTCGATCATGGAATCTTGTGTGGGGTATGCGACACATAATAAAGTAAACCCACTATTAACCTGTGCATCATTCAAAAACGATTGTTCTGATTGATCTATCCCACCCCATATGAGTTTCGCCGTACACGCCGAACACATACCCGTGCGACACGAATACGGAAGTTCTATGTTATTATTTTCCGCCGCATCCAATATGTATGTAGACTTATCACACTCAAAAGAGTGTTGCCCCATAGGTGTACGAAGTGTAATTTTAAAATTTTTACGAACCTTAGGAACACGGGAATGACCGGAAGGATTCGCGACAGCGTATACCGAAGCCATTATTATAGTATCCTGTTAAATTTTTCTTCAATTTTAAAAAGTATGATTTAATACTTTTTAAAGTTGAATT